TAATGAAGACAAGTGAAATTACTGAAATGTGGGATAAGGATAGCAAGATTGATGAAACAGAACTTGCTACAGAATCTACCAAAATACCTTCAGTGCATAATAAATATCTAAAGATATTCATGGAAGAGCGACTACGCTTGATTCAGTTAAAGACTGAATTGAAAAAGAAGCGCAGAGTTTTATTTGAATATTATCTTGGTGAGTTAGACCAAAGCGAACTAGAAGCGGTTGGTCGTGAACAGTTTTACAAAAAACTATTGAAGAATGAAGTCGATATGTATATTGATAGTGATGATATGTTGATTGAAATAAGTCACAAGATTGCTCTACAACAGGAAAAGGTTGACTATCTAGAATCAATCCTAAAGAGCATCAATAACAGAGGATTTCAAATCAAAAATGCAATCGACTGGAACAGATTTATCACAGGCTAATCTATCTATAGAAGATAAGACACAACTTATCAAATTTAGAATAGCAAAGTTTAGGACTGAACACGCTTGGTTATGGGAATCAGAGAAACAATCACAATCGAAAGAGTCAACGAAGTCTACATCAAACTTGGATGTGATAAGGGAACGGCTCAAGAAATAAGCGATTACTTTACCTTTGAGGTGCCTGGCGCTAAGTTCATGCCAGCGTATCGCAATAAGTATTGGGATGGTAAGATTCGTTTGTTCAATGTGAACACTCGACAAATTTATGCTGGTCTTTACAAACACATAGAACAGTTCTGTGAAGAAAGAGATTATGCGCTAGAGGGTATAAATGAACTTTATGCGCTAGACAGTATATCTACAATTGAAGCAGAACAGTTCTTTGCTAATCTTCCTGTTACACCTAGAGACTATCAGATTGGAGCGTTTGTACACGCAATTCGCACCAATCGTGCAGTTGTACTCTCGCCTACGGCGAGTGGTAAATCTCTAATCATCTATATGCTTTGTGACTATCTAAAGGGTAGGAAACTAATCATTGTACCTACTACATCATTGGTATATCAGATGAATAGTGATTTCTTAGAGTATTCTGAGAATCAACAGATTCATTCTACACACTTAATCATGTCAGGTCAAGACAAAAATGCAGATGCAGACATTTTTATTTCGACATGGCAATCCATCTATAAGATGCCTAAGAAGTGGTTTGAACAATTTGATGTAATCATAGGTGATGAAGCACACCTCTTCAAAGCACAATCCCTCACAAGCATTATGACAAAACTAGAGCAGTGTAAGTATCGCTTTGGTTTCACTGGAACACTAGACGGCACACAGACACATCGTCTTGTGCTGGAAGGACTGTTTGGCCCTGTTATGAAGGTTATCACAACTAAGGAACTGATGGATAATGACACTGTAGCAAGTCTACGAATCAAGGGTTTGGTTCTAAAATATGATGACGCTACAAGAAAAATGATGGCTAAAGCAAATTATGTCGAGGAGATAAATTTTCTAATATCATGTGAAGCGAGGAACAACTTCATTAAGAACCTTGCTCTATCTCAGGATGGGAATACACTGCTTCTATATCAGTTTGTTGAGAAGCATGGACAAGTGTTGTATGACTTAATAAATAGTAGTGTGACTGACAGAAAAGTCTTTTTTGTACATGGAAAGGTAAGTGCTGATGAAAGAGAACTTGTTAGAGAAATTACAGAGAAAGAGTCCAATGCGATTATCATCGCTTCTTACGGAACTTTCTCTACGGGCATCAATATACGAAACTTGCATAATATTATCTTTGCTTCTCCTTCCAAGTCTCGCATACGAAACCTACAGTCTATTGGTAGGGGATTGAGAAAAGGTGACAATAAAGAAACTGCTACACTCTACGATATAGCAGACGATTTATCATACAAATCTTGGCATAACTACACTCTGAAACATTTTGCTGTTCGTGTAAAAATGTACAACGAAGAAGAGTTTGATTACAAGATTTACAACATTAGGATTAAGAATGCAGAGCCTCATCAAACTTCTGAACGGAGAAACAATAGTTTGTTCAGTGATTAACGAAAGTGAAACACACATAACTATTGAAGACCCGTTGAAACTAGAGATAGTCAATCATGCTGGCGTGCCTTCTATGATGACTACCTACTGGATTCCTTTGCCTGATGAGAAATTAGTTGTTGACATTCGACAGAATCATGTTATAATGGTAAGCGATATAACCGAAGATATGCAAGAATTTTACATGAAGGCTCTCAGACACGCAAGGGGTCTTGATAGAGATGATGACGAAGAAAAGATTAACAGGAGAAGAAGGATTTCAGCACTTGCTGGACTAACCAGTAATACAGTATTTCATTAAGGATTGATTATGGCAAAAAAGAAGCAAAAGCACAACTATGTAGATAACAAGAAGTTTCTACAGGCAATGATTGAATATAGAGATTCTGTCATACTTGCAGAAGAGCAAGGTTCAGATAGACCCAGAGTACCATTCTATATTGGTGATTGTATCATGAAGATTGCAACTCACCTTTCATACAAACCAAACTTTGTAAACTACAGTTTTAGAGAAGAGATGATTTCTGACGGTATTGAGAACTGTCTGCAATACATCGACAACTTCAATCCAGAGAAATCCAAAAATCCTTTTGCTTATTTTACACAAATTATTTACTATGCATTTCTAAGACGCATTCAGAAAGAAAAGAGATATCTCTATACCAAATACAAAGCAACAGAGAACGCTAACATCTTTGGTGAAACTTCTGATGTGCAAGAACAAGACATTATGAATCACTATGAGGATGGTGTAAAGCATAGTGAATGGTCACAAGAATATATGAGTGACTTTATCACCAACTTTGAAGAGAACAAAAGACGCAAACGCAAAACTAATCGTGCTGGACTTGATAAATTTATTGCAGAGGATACAGAATGAAAATCGCACTGATTACAGATACACATTGGGGAGTAAGAAACGATGCTCATCATTTTCTTGACTACATGGCTAAGTTTTATGATAATATTTTCTTTCCCTATTTGGAAGACAACAGGATTGACACAATCATCCATTTGGGAGATATCGTGGATAGGCGCAAGTATATCAATTTTGTTACTCTCCGTCATCTCAAAGATACTTTCCTAAACAAAGTTACAGATAAGGGTATTGACCTTCATGTCATCATTGGTAATCATGATGTTCCATACAAGAACACCAATGAAATTAACTCAATGCAAGAACTGTTTGACAAGCATGATGTTTCGTATTATTCGGAAGCAACTACTGTAAATTTTGGAGACACTCCTATCTGCTTGATGCCTTGGATTAACAACTCCAACTATGCACAAGCAATTCAGCATATGAAGGATACACCAGCACAGATTCTATTTGGACACTTGGAGATTGCTGGTTGTCTGATGATGCGTGGACAAATCAATGAACATGGTATGGATGTAGGAGACTTCAGTAAGTTTGACTTAGTTGCATCTGGACATTTCCATACTAAGTCAGTAACTAAGAATATCCACTATCTTGGTTGTCCATATGAACTTACATGGTCAGACTATCAAGACCCTAAAGGGTTTCATATCTTTGATACGGATACAAGAGAACTGGAGTTTGTTCGTAATCCGTATCGTATGTTCAATAAAGTCTTCTATGATGACTCTGGTAAGGAAGCGTCTGATATTTTGGAAAAAGACTTTTCTGGTTTTGAAGGTTCGTATGTCAAGGTTGTAACACAGAACAAAGAAAATCCGTATTGGTTCGACCAGTTTATGGATAAGTTGTATCAAGCGAATCCTGTAAACATCCAGATTGTTGATGACCATCTCAATTTGAACTTGGAAGATGATTCGGATATTGTCAATGAAGCAGAAGATACCGTCACCATTCTCTCTAAGTATATTGAGAACATGGAGACAAATGTGTCGAAGAAAAGACTTGACAATCTGATGCGAAGTCTTTATAATGAAGCACTGTATATGGAAGTGTAGACATGATTCGTGCAAGCATAGAATACCTACATCATTTTACTTGTGGTAAATGTCTAGGTTGGTGGAGCATTGCGAGTCATGAGAACTACACTCCAAAGAAACTCCACTGTCCTCACTGTGGTGAGAAACATGATGAACTTGAATATGTAACGGTGCCTAAGACAAAGATATGATTTACTTCAAAACTATTCGTTGGAAGAATTTTCTCTCAACTGGTAATGTGCATACTGAAATCCAACTAAATCGTTCACCAAACACAATCGTTGTTGGTGAAAACGGTGCGGGCAAGTCTACAATACTTGACGCATTATGTTATGTTTTGTTCAGCAAACCATTCCGCAGAATTTCAAAATCGCAACTACTTAATACTATCAAT